ATTGTATACTACCCCTACTGCCACTATACCAATCTTTTACTATAGATGTAACATTAAAATTTAAATCTATGTCATTTCCATAGGCTAAAGATTGAGTAACATTATAAACTTGGTTAACTGATCCTGTAAACCAAACTCCACCCCCATAATTACTTCCACTCCAAGAAGCCGTTATAGGTCCTGAGGGTATAAGTCCATTAATTATCCATTGATTACTCCCAGAGTATGTCCTAAATTGCCAGCTACACCCATCTGAAGTAATAGGGCTATCTAGATACTTACCAGTACCCATATTCCATGACTGAGCTAAAGGCCAAGCTTCAACTATAGAAGCTGTACCTAAACCTGTAACAGTAGCTATATAACAATTAAGATAAGAATCCCAAGTACTTCCTGTTAAATTAAATCTACTAAAAATATTATCAATCTCAGTTTGAGAAAACTGCATTACAAATCTACTAACCTGAGGGTTAGGAGGTGAGTAAGCAAATGTAGTAGTAGTAGCCTCTACAATCTCATCTAACCCAGTATTCATACTTGGGAATAGAGAATATAGTGTAGCGTCTTGTGTGGGGAATATTCTATATACTGCCATAATCTTATATATTTACTATTCTACCCAATATATCAGAATCAGGGTATTTAACTTCAAAAATCATAGGATCAATTGAAGGATATACTACGTTATCTTGTGTAGCTCCTTGAACATCGTAGGCATATTGAGAATATCCTGAAGATACTCCTGTTTTATTTGTAATAGTTATATTCTTAACTGTTTGAACACCTTCGATTTGATCTAATAAAGTATAAATATTTCTTAAGATAATAGGTTGATTAATCTGCCAATTATTAATATTAAAGTATTCTTTAAGTGCTAAAATACAAAAACTTAATACTTGATTACTATTAAAATTAGGTAATACTGTTATATCAAAATTAACTCCAATATTAATAATAAATGCATCTTTAATTCTAATACTATCATTTATCATTCTATATTGTGATAAATAAGTAGATAAGTTTTGTTTTAAAGCCGCTGTAGTAGTAGCTAATTGACGGTTAGCATTATAAGTTAAAACGTATAAATCTAGTACAGCAGGTACTTCACCTGGGAGTAGGTCAACTACTTTTTGAGGCTGAATAAAAGCTTTAGAAACAGTACCATATTGTGGGGGCATTGAAAGGGCTCTTACTAAGTAATCATCTTGTGTTACTGCTCTTAATTGAGAACCAAACTGACCTAAAGAATTTAATTTTAATTCTTCAATTGAATCACCATCCTGACCCCCAGCGGCAGCTATTGGATTATTCACAGCTACAGAATTAAATACTGCTGAAGCTGAAACTGTAGATGCTAAATTACTATTTAAAAATGATATATTCGCGTTAGCTATTTGTGTTAAATCATTAGCAAGTACGTTTGATATAACTCCACCACCTGTTAAATATCTCACAGTTAAAGTGGTATTTGACGGAGCAATACCATAGGTGTTAGTTAATATAAAGTTAGTAGGTGAATAAGCTGTTGTTAACTTATTTTGTTCAAAAGTTAAACCTAAACCTACATTGTCTGGGTTTGGTATAATAGTTTCTGTAGTATCATTAGTATTACCTGCACCAAATTGTAATTGTAATGTAGTATCATTAGTAAATCTAGTTACAAATCTTCTAGCAACTTGTTCTGTTTGTAATAAGTAAGGAACATCAGTAGCATCTGATACAAAATTAGGATCGTTTGGGTTAGTATTCCTAATAGATTTATAAATAAGTTCCTCAGCTAAGTAAGGGACTTCATACCAAGTATTACCTTGAGAATCAATTACATCTAAAACCCCAATAATTTCAGCAGCATTAAGTTCTAAAGTTAAAAAATCTTGTGGGGCTCCTACAGAAAATGTTGTAGTGTTTATTGTAGCTGAAATCGCAGGTCTAGTTTTCTTAAGAAGATAAGTTATAGGCTGATTAGCGGCGGTTTGGTAAACTGTAGCAACTGTAGGATCTAAAGAATTAGATACTGAAAAATCAATAGAATCTTGTACTAAAAATGTTATGGCAGTATTAGTAGCAGATCTAATTGATGCATTTTCAGCTATGGTTAAAGCGTATGAATAATCTGGGATTCTAGAACTACCACTAGTTATATAAGGAACAATTTGATAAAAATCAACGTCAGTAACTGCTGCCGTGGTAACACGAGGTCTGTATCCTAATAAGTATGCTAATGAAAATAAATTATTTTCTTGTCTAGCAAGTTGTATAAAATTTTCTTGGATTTGATTATCAAGATAAAAAGATAAAACGTCTCCAATATAGGCAGACATTTCCATAAACATCATCCCGGGTGATGCTGGAGTAAAGTCATTATAAGTGTTAGGGAAATAGGTTTTAGCAAAGTCTACTAACTGTGCTCTAAACTGGGTAAAATCCCTATTTAAGTATCTTATATCTCTATTAGCCATTTGTAAAAAGAATATCTATATTATCTGTAATCCCAAAATTTACTACATTATAAGTAATACTAACATTTACTACATTATTATCGGGATTGCCTAAAACTTTTAGTTCTGCTAAATCAATCATAGGAAAATTAGATTTAATTCTATTAGTTAACATTAATTTTAACATATCTAAATTTCCTGCACTAATTTGTTCAAATACTTGTTGTCTGATTCCTCCTCCAAATTGGGGACTCAAATAGCGTTCCCCGGGATTAGTAAGTAAAAAATTAATTAAATTTACTTTAATAGCTTCTTTAGTAGTATAAGTTGATTCAAAAACGTAAGGAACAGAAAAAGGGATTTTAACCCCTACTGCTTTTCTAGGTTTTGTATCAATTGGAAACTTATTAGCTACTTGGTATGCCATTATTTTTTATTCATTAAGCCCATAATCATATCTAGACCTACATTACCTTCTGGTAATTTAGAGCCTTCACCTGAGGTATTCATACCTGGGGCTACTTGTAAAGTATTAGCAGTTATACCCATTCCTCTAGCATCAGCTGAGTTGAATGAAAGAGTATCTTGTCCTCTTCTCATATCGCCCATAATACTTTCCATCATTGCTCTTTTTTCGGCTGCTGACTTTTGTGGGGCTTGAGTTGTAGTTACTGTCCCATGACCACCTATTCCAACAGGGATTTCCTGGATTGGGGTTTTAGGAGCACGGACTGCTTCCAAAAGGATATCTTTTAGTTCCTCTTGGATAGCTTCTCTTACGGCGTCTTTGATAAATGATTTTAATTCACTTGGTTTCATCTGTTATAAATATTGAATTAGTTAGCTTTTAAATTATCTCGATCAATTATAAACTGAAGTTCTTCAATTAAGGTTTGAGGGTTATTTGTAAATGATGGAGAAGTTTTTAGTAAAACTATTCCACTAGCATTTTTAGCAACCCCTATTTTTTGAATTAAATTTTCACTAAATTGGGATTCTTGTATTTCTAAAATAAATCCTTTGTAATTATTAATTGACGATTGTTGAGTTGAAACTTCAGTTGGGGTTGAAACAGTAGTAGACTGTGTAGTTACAGATTGTAAATCTGATAAAGCACTATTCAAAGGGGTTAATTCAATATCAGGATTACATTTTTTTAATACGTTATCAATAGAATTAAGTAAATTAATAATTTTAATTAATTGTTGATTAACATTAGCTAAAGCTAAAGTTCCTGAACTTAAAACTGAAGTAATTCTTTCTAATTTGGGCCCACCTGTAGCAGTAAATAGTATTGAATTTTTAAGATCCTCTAAATCACTTAATAAAGCAGGAACTGCCCCAGGAACTACTGGGAGAACTTTAGCAGCTAATGAAGCTCCAGTTTTAGTTATACTTAAGGTATTAACTAATAAAGTTTGAACATCTGCTAAAGTTGCTAATCCACTAATTGTAGTTCCTAAAGTTTGAACACTTTCAGAAGTTGAATTTAATTTAGTTACTAGAGAATTTCTAATATTTAATACTTTATCCAATACTTCTTGGGGAGGGCAAGCATCAGGTAATTTTTCACTAGCTTGACCTAAATTTTCTATACCTAATTGTTTAGCTTGGTTTAAAATCACAGGAATTAAACTTGCTACTAAATTTTTACCTTTATTTAAAATTAATTGAATAATTTTTAAGTCCCCAGTTTGAGTAGATGGAGGAGTTTTTACAACAGCTAATTCAGTTTCCTCTTGTTTTTTTTGTCGTTCGGCTCTAGCCAATTGACGTTTTTTTTGTCTATCTTGAAATTTAGCCATTATTCAGTAAATGTAGTCTGAGATTTTAAACCTTCTAATTGATTAATTACATTATTAATAGTAGCTGTGGTTAAACCCGCTGTTATATTAGTTGGTGCTAAAGGAGCTCCAGGAGGCACACCTACTTGAGTTGATAAAGCATTAGTTAAATCTGCAAGTTGTATTAATAAAGTTCTTAATAAAGAAACAGTAGAATTACCCAATAAAACAGATTCATTAGCATCTCTAGAACCTAAAAATATTTGATTAGAAGATATTACAGTATTTTCATTAGTATCTATATTAATCCCTTCTACAGCATTTAAGTTTATAGATTTTTTAGAACTAAATAAAATATGATCTATAGTTGAATTAAATACTAAACGTCCTGAGTTAAGGATTATTTGTTTTCCAGCATATTGATCAGGTGAAGTGGGTGGGTTATTAGTATAGCTATTATATTCTACACTAGAAGCATCCAATGGAATTTTTTGAGTACTAGTAAAATATATTGAAGAATCATCATTATTAATCTCTTCTACTATATTAACATACCCCTCAGGACTTCTTTCACCTTGACCATTTCTAATAATTGTAATAGGATCACCATTAGAACCAGTAGTAGACCAAGTATTAGGAGTATCTTTTACAGTGCTACCTAAACGTATACTATTACCCCATCTACCTTCATAAATTACATCACCCTCAAAAGGTTTTAAAGGATGAATATTTGAACGTTCAATAAAAGTTTTTCCTAATGAAACGTTAGATTCATTATTAGGAGTAACTTTAGAAGTAGAACCTAAACTAGCTTGTTCGTAATTCTTTTGTTGAGAAGAAGGTAAATTATCTGAATATAATTCTTGAGGAAGAGCATTTTGATGCTGATTGTTACCCCAAATATTAATAGAAGATATATAATAATAATAAGGGCCTGATGAATCTGAGTTGACTATTTCTCTAGAGTTAACGTTAACACTATTAACTAATAAAACTATTTCATTTATTAATGGATACTGTTTTATATTAGAATAGAAGGGTCTAGCAAATGGTAAAATTGATAAACCATCGGAATTTATATGACTATCAGTAGGTGTAGGTTGATTAAGTTCTTGGTAAAATATAGTTCCTATACTATCCCATTCCCCATAAGTTACATTAAATAAAGGATGGGTTTCATCTAAGATAATATCAACTACTCTAACAGCCTTAATAATAGGATAAGTAGGTGCCTCTGATGAATTATTAATTCCTAGATTTTCAACTATTTCACTAAACCCAAATCTAGTATACATTACCCCTCAGATTTAAACTTGCTTATTTCATCAAGTAATTGTTGTTTTTCCTCATCTGAAATACCTAATGAACTCTCTCCACCTTCACTATTCATAGCACGTTGTGCTAAAGCTGCCATTTTAATTAGAAGATCATCGTTTTTAACTCCTATTTCCATATATTCTTTAATTAATGGAACAATAAGAGTAGCATCACCAATTTCTTCAATCATAGGT